GGCGGTAACGCCTGGCAGGCTGATGCCAAGCGACTTGTAGAAGGTCTTGACCGACTCGGAACACATGTTCGCGATGCCGGTGAACTTCGATGCGGCGGCGGTTGCATTGCTGAGCTGTTGCGTGCTGAAACCAAGGACGTTTTGCGATTCGCCTCCAGCGCCAGGACCCGAGGTCGAGCCAAGCCCGGTGACCGAGCTCATGAATTGTGCGCCCTGCAGTGAACGCTGAGCCGCCGCGGCTTCGGTAGCGGCTTGCTTGGTGCGCTGCTTCAGTTCGTCAATAGAACGGAAAAACTGAGCAGTGGCAGAAGCTGTCTCAGCTGCGACCCCGGTCAGGGCTGCCACGCGCAGCTCGCGCTCCTTGTTAATCAGCTCTTGCTGAAGCTCAAAGCGTTTGCGATCAAAGTCTGTCTGGGCCCTAAAGATAGCCTCTGACAAGCGCACCTGCGCTTGAGCGTTTGCTTCCGCGAGGCGCTGCTGTTCGGCGGCCAGTTGCTCGGCGTCCTTGCGCGCCTTTTCGGCAGCCTTATCGGCACTACCTTCTTTGCCAGCGGGATCGTCGAACTTGGTGAGCTCTTGCTGCAGCTTCTTGAGCTGCTCGCGCTCGACTTCAACCTCGGTCGGGAACTTGAGCGGATCAAGGCTATTGATCGTCTTCTGCGCACGGGCGATGCGCGTCTCAAGCAGTTTTTTCTGCGCTTGATAGTCGCCAGGGCCAGCACCAAATAGCGTGGCGCCAGGAATCATGGTTTTCCACGACCCAGCGTTCAAGCTTTCCAGCTCATCGCGGAATTTCTTTAGGTCGCCACGCGCTTGATTCACAGCGCCTTGGACAGTTTCGCGCGTTGCTCCAGTAAAAGCCTTGCTTGGATCGTATTCGCGAAGCAACTTGAGCTCTTCGCGAACCTGGCGGACCTGCTGAAGGCCCTTGATGGCGACATTGACGCCAACGGTGATAATGCCGAGCAGAGACAACGACTTCAAGGCTGTGCCCAGCGCCAATATCTTCGGGCTGGCCATCGCTGCTGCGATTGCAGTCTGGGTGCTGCCGAGCTGAACAATGGCGAACATTGCCGAGACTGCTGGCTTCAGTGCGATAAACGCCTTGATCGCCAGCGAAATCGCGCCCATCTGAGCGGCAAACTTGACCAGATTGCCAATCGCGCCGGCATTTTCAACGATGGCCCTAATTGCACCGGCTAGACCCTTGGCCGCTTCGATTACGCCGGGCGTAATGTTTTGCAGGAAGTCCGAGAATGCGTTCTGCAGCTCTGCGCCGATCGGCACCAACTCCTTGCCGATGGCAGCTCGGAAATCGGCAAGTGTTTTCTGGAAGCGCTGACCAGCATCGGCGTCAGAGCCTGCGATCTTGTTCGCGGTCTCGGTGTAGCGATCTCCCAGTGAAATCACGAACTTCATCACGTCGTTGAGGCCAACGACGCCCTGCTCAAGATCCTTCTGGAGCTGTGGCAAAGTGCGTCCGGTGGCTTCGGCGAATGCCGTGACAGCACCAGGCAAGCGCTCGCCCAACTGGCCCTGCAGTTCTTCCGCCGAGACCTTGCCCTTCGAGAAGATCTGCGCCATGGCGGTCAGGGCGCCTTGCACCTGCTCGGCGCCGCCACCGGTGGCCTTGATGGCCGTGGTGATGTTGCGGAACACCAGCTCGGCATCGTTGACCTTGCCGCCAGCGCCGATGACCGCAGCACTGAGCTGCGTCATGCTTTGCGTGGTCTCGCCGATCGGCACGTTGAACTGGTTCGAGACGCTCTGCGCCGCTTGCAACGCCCGCTGATATTCCGCAACGCTGCCGGCCACTCCCTGGAGTGCAATGCGCTGCTTCTCAAGCTGTGCGGCGTAGTCAGCAAAGCCGCCAAGGCCTTGCCGTGCCATGCCGCCATAGGCGCCAACGGAGCCGCCAAGGAACGCACCGGTAGCGAAGCCCGCGGGGCCACCGACTGCAGCACCAATCAGCGATCCGCCAAGGCTGCCTAGGAAACCCTCAGGACCGCCAAAGATGCCCGATGCAGCAAGAGCGCCGGCACCTTGTCCGATCTGAGCAGCGCCGCCGCGATTCCCGCCCTGGCGTCGCCCGATCTGACTGTCGATCGTGTTGACCGCCTTGCGCGCCTCGCGCTCGATCTGCGCGTATTCCTTGTCAAGCGGGCTGATCGTGGCGCGGAGCTGCTCCCACGCCGCACGCTGCTGCTGCAGGCTGTTCAGGCTCCCGTCAGACGCTGCCGATGTCTGGCGGATACTGTTCGCCACCTCTTGGTAGCTGCGCCCCATTAGCTGCAGCTGGTTGGCCGAGGTTTGATTGCTGATGCCGCCGATATTGCGGAACAGGGCACTGGCTTCAGGTGGGCCGATCGGCGCGTCGTAAAGCGGGCCGGGCTGGCGAGCCTGGTTGCGGGCAATCGATTTCTGGATCGCAATTCGATCCTCAAGGCCGCTGGAGAATGCCAGAAACCCGCTGCTGGTGTTGCGACTGGCTTCCAAGCGCCGACGAGCAGCCTCAACTGCGGGGTTTGCGAATTCTTGGTTCAGCTGCCGCTGGACATTCGCAATTTCACGCGAAACCCGGATCCAGTCGGTGCCGTAGCGTGTGAGGTTGACAAACTCGGCGTTGAGCTCGCTCAGTCGCTGGTTGAGGCCTGCCGTGGTGTTTGGCAATGCAGGCAGAACTCCTCCACCCTTGCCGCCCTGCGCGTAGGCTTCCGCGCCGGCGATGACGTTTTGCCGACCGAGCGCAGCGTTGAACGGGATCTGGCGACGCTGAATCTCGGTGAGAGCTTCGGTGTACTGGCGGGAGTAGACGCTGAGATCTTGCAATCCGCGCTTCAGTGCGCCGATTTGTTTTTCAAACGTGCTTGGCTTTGAGCCGACAATTTGGCTCTTTAGCTGCGCATCGGTGAATTGTTTTACGCCACTGGCCGCTTCTTGATAGGCACCGCCAAGTGCTTTTACGTCTTTGCCAAGCTGCCTATAAACAGCGCCGCCAATTGACGCCTGTGCCTGCAGCGCTTTTAGGGCATCGATCTGGCCTTTAATGACTTGCTGGCTCTTGGCTCCAGCTTCGCCAAACGCGAGGATCTGCTTTCTGGCCTTTTCCAGCTCAGTATCAGCCGGCCCAATCGCCTGCTGCAGCCCCTTGAACGCACCCTTGAGCTTGTCGAAGCCCTCTAGGCCCTCGATCTGGGCGAGAATCTTTACCCTTGCGACCGACTCAGCCATCTGACTTGTTCAGCTCCTGGAGGGCGGTCGATTCCATGACCTGGATCCCTTCCAGCATGGCCTTGGGGTCCTCTACCGAGTATAGGTCGCACAGCTTGAAGAGCACCTCGTACCTCAAGCCGGTGTAGCCACCCATCACGACGCTCCACTGGGTCTGCATCCGCAGAAACATCATGACAATGTCCCAGTTCTCGTCCCAGACCTCAAAATGCTCTTCCTCTGCCTCCTCGGAGATCGCAGATGGAGCAAGGCCGAAGAGACGAGCGTCTTCCTCGGCCTTGTCAGTGCTGGGGGAGCCGCCCGTGGCCCAGTACCGAGCGGCTTCCTTCAGTTTTTTGCTTTGGCCCCTTCCAGCGTCTCAAGGTATGCCTTCACGATCCCCTTTGCGAAAGAGGGATCGTCGAGCATGTCTTTGAGCGCTGCTTTGGTGAAGAGGATGTCCTTCCCTGCCTCGTCCTTGACGCCTTCCCAGTCCTGCAGAACTGCATGAACCAGATCGGCGTCGCCCTTATCGACCAGCTTGCTGAACTCGTCACGTCCAAGGCGCTTAAAAGTTGCGTCGAAAGACTCGCTTTCAAACGAGCCACCGTCGACGGGAAATTCGACGGTGACGGGCCACTTGAACGTGGACGATTTCTTGCGGACGAAAGCCATGCAGGGATGCTCCTCGGGGATCAGGTGTAGATGAGGCTTACCTCATCGTTGCCTGCGCTGGTGGGGATGGCCACGTAGGGCAGGTTCAGCATTTGGATGCCGTCGCTGTCACTATACGTGGGGTTGCCGATGTCGACCTTTTGGGCAGTGAAGGTGACGATGTTGCCGGCGGTGGTGCCGTGCTCAAAAGTCAGGCTGCCGGTCGTGTTGCTGTTGGCGATGGTGAAGAAGTCCTTCGCCGCAATGGTCGGGGCCTCGATCACTGCCTCGCCGGAGGGGGCGCGGTTGGTGATGACCACCTGCTTGGTGCAGCCGATCAGCTCACGGTAGACCACCTCGTTGGCAATGTCGAAGTTCACCGACATCAGGCAGCCGCTGTAGCTCAGCAAGCTGAAGTTTGAGGTGTTGCCCTCCTTGAAGATCAGAGGGGTGGCCTGGGCGGCGTAGGTCACCACCGGAGCTGCGGTATCGGTCGGGGCGTTGTAGATACCGGTCATCGTGAAGTCGATGGTCGGGATCTGGCCCAGTTCGCAGTTCATCGTGAACGAGCCGCGGCAGCCGGTAGCCTTGTGCAGCACGCCATCGTTGTTGAAGTAGATGGTGGCCGAGCTGAAGCTGGCGCTAACCGGGGCGTATGTCACGCTGGTGCTCGCCACGATCGTGGCGCTCATGCCGCAAGCCTTCAGTAGCGAGTCGTACTTGGGTGCGGTGCCGGCAGTGCCCGAACCGGCCAGCTCCACCTGGAAGGTGATACCGACGCGGGTGTTGCTGAGCAGCTGCTCGGAGTTGCCTAGGTAGGGACGGATCAGGTCGCGGGACACCGTGTCCGACTCAATCGGAGTGATGTCAAGGTTGCGCACCAGGATGGCGTCACCGCCTACGGGCGTCGCGTCGGTGGCGTAAGTGGTCTCAGTCTTCGCCAGAATCAGGCGCTTGCGAGTCAGGAGCGGCATCGCTGGTTACCTCAGGTTGGGGTGTCGCGACCGGCTCAGTCCGCTCGATGAGCTGTCTCTTGCCGGTTTTGGGGTTGAGGAGGTAGGTGCCTCCTTGCCCATGGTATTCGTCGATTGTGATAGCCATCATCAGGTCCCGAGGTTGACAACGGAGGTTCTGTACTTGACCAGGTAGTCGCACATCACGACACCAGCGGGCACATCCGCCTCCACTGTCTGGAACTCTACTTGGAACGGTTGGATGTCGATCGCGAGACCGCCAAGCGTCAGGTCGGCCATCAGCCTGGAGTGCAGCGACTCGACAACGGGGTCTGCCGCCTGATCTGGCACGTTGGCGCGAATGATCACGGCGACGCGAACCAGTAGCGTCCAGTCCAGCGTCGGCAGGCTGGTGTTCTGCTCGCAGCGGTCCTTCATCGGCTCAACAATGATCGCCGGGCTCTCTTGCCGCGCCATCGGTTCGACCCGACTGCGATAGATGCGCGTGCTCACCTGCGCGGTGCCGGTCAGCGCCGTGCGGATTGCAGCAAGGATCTGTTCGCGCTTGGTCATGGCATCAGATTAGCGGTGGTCGCCACAGCAGGCGCGAAGGATGGAGTGAGAAATCAGGACTTCTGCAGCATGATTTCGCAGAACTTGCCGTCATCAATCAGCATGTTCTCGCGAACGGTGTAGGCGGCACCGTCAACAGTGATGCTGTCGCCGTATTTCAGGGTGCCGAACGCCGAAGTTCTGCACGTCACCTTGTAGTCGGTGGTCAGCACCATGCCGTCGGCCACCACCTGGCTTGGCATGTCCAAGATTCCCTTGGCTGTTACCGCACCAGAGGTGCATGTGACCCCGAAGTCTTCGAGGAACATCCCAAGGTCTTCGGTGATCACAGCGGCACCGCCTTTCCACGTGCAATCAGGCTAGCCGCATCCGCTGTCAGCACGGCAACTTCAGTCCCGGCCCACACCTGCCGGCCGCCCAGCATCACATTACCAAGCAGTCGGATTCGCCGCTCACGACCCATTGGCCGTCGACCAGCCACAGGCCGGAGTCGGTCGACACGAAACACCTGCGTGGCGCAGCTCAGGTCATTGCGCCCATAGGACACCAGCGCCTTGCTTCCATAAACCTCCAGCCCGCCTGGGAAGACGCACAATGGCTGCCAGCGCTGGGCATGGTCTGGCGCGCCCCAATCATCTCTCGCGGTCAAAATCGGCTCAGTCGACATCAGCCGCGGCGCATGAGGTGCTGTTGCGTCGAACGTGACAAATGCCATGTGATAGAGCCGGTGTCTCAGACCATGGCGCTCCCATGAATGAAACACCGCCAGCTTCTGTCCCTCCCAGTCCACTGCCGGCGAGCCGCCGCTCATGCGACCCCAGCGCCAGGCCGGGGCAGGGTGGCGCCATTCCTGCACCACCTCGTCGCCATCCAGCTCCAACACGACCCAGCCGCTCAGGCCCATGTCATAAATGCACCGCAGCGCACCCTCGGCCTCAAAAAACGTCCAGTTCTTCTCCTTGCCGCTCCAGTCGTTGGCGCCATGCTTCGGCAGGATCACCCGCTG